CCTTCTGGTTCAGGTTGCTCTTCTAACGTAACTGAATGGTACAAAGTATCAGGTTGCGGTACTCCTGCTGTCCAAATCACTGATGTGACTAATTGGAGCGTACAGTGTGGAGAAGTTGTGACTCTTACTCTAAGAGCTCATTCTAGTTATCTTGACACCTTGTACTTCAACGGTTTCACCCGTTCAGTAACTGTGCAAGCTCCTTGTTGCGATTGTGGTGCTGATCCTTGCACTGATGTTGATACAAATGCATTGATTAATCAATTCATTTTCCAATTGAACCTTGCTGCTCCTGGTAACAACCCTGACAACATCACATTCTCTGACTTCTATACTTTTGAGAACGTAGGTGGAACTATCCTTCGTATTTCTGGTAAGCCTCTTACCAAGTATGGCCAGCCTTGCGATATTGCTGCATTCCCTTGGGAATATGACAGAATGTACTTCCGTACTTTTGTATACCAAGGTCCTGCTACCACTGCTGACTTCATCGTTGCTGACAACTGTGATATCGTAGCTAACCCTGTTGTTGTTCAGAGATCTTCTTACCCAACTGGTACTGCTGAAGAAATTGCTCAGCTTGAGAAGAACTTCTACAGCTATCAGGCAGGTTACTTGAAGCACTTGTACAGAATGAATGGCTACAACGAGAACTTTGAGACTTATGTAACTACTGGTACCATTTATGATACCTACTACATCAAGTTCAATCAGTATGATCGTTCTGCTTATCAGTGGGGTGACTACATCTATGAGGATAGCATGGTTATTCTTGCTGCTCCTAATGCTAACACTCCAGGTAATGCTGGTATTGCTGCTGCTGTTGAAGCTGTTCTTGAAGCTGCTCTTGGTACTGTAATTGACAACAATGTTTGTATTACTACTACTACCAGTACTACTGGACCTCCAACATCAACTACTACTACTACTAGCACTTTGATTCCTTAATAGTAGGTAAGTTAAAATTTCTACAACCTATGCCAGAGGGTGAGAGGATTAGTTCTCAAAGTCCTCTGGCATTTTATTTATAACTCCCATGCCAACTCTGCAACTAGACATTATTGTAGTTCCAACATACAACACGCTAACAATGGCTGTTGCTGACGCATCTACATACCCAACTACTCCACCAAGTGTCACTGCGCCAAACTTAGAAGTTAATGTTCCAAATTTTGGAATAGTAAACATTCCATTTCTTGTTAACCAGGTAAACGTACTATCATCTTCGAATCTAGGTATTACACCAGTGGGAACGAATGATCCTCTTCCTGATGGCATCTATTATTTGAAGTATTCAGTGGCTCCAGCAAACGTAAACTTTGTTGAACGAACCATCATGCGTACTGAGAGACTTCAAGAAAAATTTGATGGAGCATTCATGAAGCTTGACATGATGGAGTGTGATAGAGCAATTAAGACGCAAGCTAAGGTGGAGCTCACAACTATATCATTCTTTATTAATGGAGCTATAGCAGCTGCAAATAATTGTGCATCAGTTGAAGCAAATAGATTGTATCTTCAAGCTGACAAAATGCTGAATAACTTCTTAAGAAATAACTGTGGATGTTCAGGAAATAATTATGCAACCGTAACAACTTATTACTAATATGGCAAAGTGTTCAACCTGTGGTGCAAGTGTAGGATGTGGATGCAATCTCAAAAATGGGATGTGTGCATATTGTGCAAATAAAAAGAAAGAATCAATTACAGTTGTGCAGCAACCTACTACTGATAGAATTGAGCTAGAAAGATTAGTATAAATATCTTTTAAAAATAAATAAGTATGTTACAACCTAGATTAACATCTTGTCCTGAATGTGTTGATATCCCAACATTGTTACAGGATATTGAATGCAAGATTACAGAAGTTGCAAAGAATCTTTACAACAACACTGTGTTTGCATTGAATATGCCTGTTCCGTATACAACAATGATAGACCTTCTTAACTATAGAAGAATCTTGACATATAAGTATTGTAACCCAGATTACGCTAAAGAGTTTAGCGTATGTCAAATAGCTAGTAAAGTAAAACTTCTAAAATATAAATAAATGAGCTGCTCTAATTGCTTTAACGGATGCACAGAAATCATATCTGATCAGTGCGTAAGATATACAGGATCTAATATTTCTGCTCTTGGTATTTCTACTGGCGATACTCTCGCTTTTGTTGAATTACAAATTTCAACATTTATCATAGACTTGTCTACAGGTGATGGAATCATTCCTATTATTGATCCAGCTGATCTCTGCCCATTGGTGAGTGGATTTCTTCCAGTGACTGGTGACATCACACTCAATGATGTTATATCAGCATTGTTGCAGTCAATTTGTGCTTTAAAAACCAATGTTACGGCAATTGATGCAACGCTCGCCACCCTTAACGCCAATTATTCAATTGGATGCCTTACAGGTGTAACAGCATCGTCTGATACACATGACGTTCTTCAAGCAGCTATTAACAAGCTGTGCTCAACAGCTGTTGATTTAACAGCATTAACGCTTGATGTTACAACCAATTATGTTAAGCTTGCTGATTTAAATACACTCATTCAAGCTTATTTAGATAGCATTGCACCATCTGGACTTTATAAGAACAAAATGGTACCATACATTGCGTATGAATACTATGGACCTCTTACAGGTTTTGATGTTACAGGAGCAGGCTCTGGTGCATTCATTGATGTGTATTTGTGTAACGGAGGTAATGGTACACCAGACAAAAGAGGACGTGTTGCTGTAGGAACTACAGATGGAAGTATGGCTGGAACCATAGCTATGAGTTCTATAGTTAATCCAACTACACCAGGTAATCCAAGCTATTCACTTTACGGAGTGGCAGGTTTGAATAATGTGTCTTTGTCAGTTACTCAAATCCCTTCTCATACTCACACAGCTACAGCAACTGTTACAGATCCTGGACATAACCACCAACCTGCAAATGGTGGAGATTTTGCAATATGGTTCAATAATGAAGCTAACGCTGGTAGTGGCTCTAGTGGCTATGAAGTAGATGAGACTAATCATCCTTCTTCAACAAATATCAAAACAACAGGAATAACAGTGAGTGTTACAAATTCTTCAACAGGTGATGGATTATCTCACAATAACATTCAACCTACAATTGGTGCTTATTACATCATGTATATTCCATAAAATTATGATGCGAAATAATAAATGTTTAGGATGTGGGTCACTTGATCCTTGTGGATGTAGTGATCCTGGTAATGACTTGCTATCAACATCGCAAGTCAAATATGTTGGTCCTAACCTTCCAGGAACAGGGATACAGAGTTGTCAAGATTTGACAACAATTCTTCAAATAATTGATGCACAGATTTTGGCAATTAAAGAGATTATTACTCCTGTGCCATCAACTACATCAACAACTAGTACATCAACTAGCACATCAACAACTAGTAGCACCACCACTAGCACTAGCACTAGTACCACCACTACTACAACAACAACATCACCAACTGCTTTTATTTCAACTTGGAGAACTACAAATACTAGTGCGGGATCAAGTAACTCAGACCAAGTAAAACTTCCATTACAAAGTGATGGTAGTTATAACTTTATTGTGAATTGGGGAGATGGAAATAGTAACGTCATTACTGTTTGGAATCAAGCTCAAGTTACTCACACATACATCTCTTCTGGAGATTATACAATTACTATTACTGGAACATGTTCTGGATTTGCTTTCCAAGGTGGTGGAGATCGCCAAAAGTTACTAAGTATCACTTCTTTTGGTAATGTGAATTTAGGTAACTATTCTAATGGTATATTTAGTGGATGTACTAACCTAAATTTATCAACTGTTACAGACACTCCAAATTTGTCTGCTATGAATAGTTTAGTAAGAATGTTTGCAGATTGTACTAGTTTAGCAACCGTCAATAATATAAATTCATGGAACACTAGTACCATTACTAACATGGAACAAATGTTTGGACTTGCAATACTTTTTAATCAACCAATAGGAAATTGGGATGTAAGTAATGTTACAAACATGATACGTATGTTTAGTATCGCACTTGCATTTAATCAAAATCTAAACACCTGGGACGTAAGTAGTGTAACAACTATGCAACAAATGTTCGCATCTGCTACTTCCTTTAATGGAAACATAAGTAGTTGGGACGTAAGTAATGTTACTAATATGTCTTTTATGTTTAATGCTGCTTATGTCTTTAATCAAGATATAAGTAGTTGGGACGTAAGTACTGTAACAACTATGCAATCTATGTTTGGTGTCGCACTTGTGTTTGATCAAAATATTGGTGGTTGGGATGTAAGCAATGTCACTAATATGGTTTCCATGTTTAATACTGCTAACGCATTTAATCAAAATTTAAATAGTTGGAATGTAAGCAGTGTAACGAATATGCAATCCATGTTCCAGTCTGCGGTTTCTTTTAATGGAGATATAAGTGGTTGGAATGTAACGAATGTTACAAATATGAATAATATGTTTGCGGGGGCATCTGCATTCAATCAGAATATTAATTCTTGGAATGTTTCCAATGTTACAAACATGGCTGGCATGTTTAATGCAGCAAACAGTTTTAATCAAAGTTTGAATAGTTGGGACGTGTCAAACGTTGCAACTATGGCATCAATGTTCTTTCAAAATACTGCATTTAATGGAAATATAACTTCTTGGGATGTTTCAGGAGTAACTGATATGTCAACCATGTTTTATGGTGCTTCAGTATTTAACCAAAATATAGGAAGTTGGAACGTGAGCGGTGTAACAAACATGGGAAATATGTTTCAAGATGCCATAGTATTTAACCAAAATATTGGTAGTTGGAATGTAGTTAGTGTAACAAATATGGGAGGCATGTTCAATGGTGCTTTAGTTTTTAACCAAGATATAAGTGGTTGGAATGTGAGTAACGTGACACAAATGGGCAATATGTTCAAATCAGCTTTAGTTTTCAATCAAGATATAAGCGGGTGGGACGTAAGTAATGTGATTAGTATGTTCTTTATGTTTCAAAGTGCATTTGCATTTAATCAAAATATTGGAATTTGGAACGTAGGTAATGTTACAGATATGCAATTTATGTTCTTTAATGCCACAGCATTTGACCAGAATATAGGAAATTGGAATGTAAGTAACGTTGGAAATTTCTCCAACTTCATGACAAGTAAAACCAATTTAACGTTCTCAGCTACCAACTTAGATGCTATTTACAATGGGTGGAGTTTGCTTACACTACAACCTAATTTAAATATAAATTTTGGAACAGCTAAATACACGTTGGCAGGTCAAGCAGGTAGAAACGTATTGACTGGAGCTCCAAACAACTGGACTATAACAGATGGAGGTATATAAATTAAATTTAAATAAACTCTACTTTATTGGTTTTGTAGAGTTTCTCCCAGGCATTTAGTGTCTGGGAGTTTTATTTGGAAAAATGATTAAATTTGAGTAGATATAACTCTGAAAATCAGCAACACAAGATGTCAACATTAAGAAAATTAGTATCTGATGTGCGAGCAACGCACAAGATCATATCAACAGATAGCCTCATCACAGACAGAGCGATTGCCTCTGAAGTGCGAAACAATGCACTATTGTTGATAAAAAGAGAAACCAATCTAAGAAAACTCTGGGCGACAGATACACTATTTACCACTATTCCATGTCTGGAAATGTGTGAGGTGCCCATCTCAGAATGTTGCAATTATGCAGATCCTTGTTCTGTTGCTAGATCAACATATCAACTTCCTAGAATATCTGAAGGAAATTATCAATATGTCATACAAGGTGTTTATTCAATAAATGCATTATCTGGACAAGGCACTAAGATGAAAGAGATCACTGTTAATCGTTATCTCAACCTATTAAAACTTCCTGTTATTAAAAAAGAACAGTATTTCTGGATTTCAAATGGTTATCTTTATGTCAGCAATCCAGCATTACAGGCTGTTAGATTCGTAGCTCTTTTTGAAGAAGACGTACCTAACAATATTATGTATCCTGAATGTGGATGCGGAACTCCAAGCTATACAACTGACCAGCTTTGTCAGAATCCTCTAGATAAAGAGTTTGCTCTTCCAGGATACTTGGAGAAGCAAGTGTTAGACTTAACTTCACAGAAGCTTCTACAGAGCTATTTCAATCTGAAGACTGACATGACTGATGATGGAATAGATGGTCAATCACCAAACTCACCACAATTTAGATGAGAGTACCAATAGATTGGCGAAGTGCCTCAAAAGAAAACTACAATAATTTCAAAAGTGAGAAACCTGAAATAGACCTCTCTTTCGATGACTGGAAGAGAGTTGTCTATGGTTTCAATGAGATGTTTGTTGAACACATGCTTGAAACAGGGGAGAAAGTAAAACTCCCATGTGGAATAGGAGACTTTGCAATCAACAAAAAGAAAAGAGTGAGGGCTACATTGGTTGATGGTAAAGAGTATATAAATCTTCCAATCGACTGGAAAAAAACTAAAGAGAAGGGAAAAGTAATCTACAACTTCAACTATCACACAGAAGGATATTTCTTTGGATGGAAGTGGTTTAAAAGATCTTGTAGATTTAAGTTTTCTGATTTGTGGCTATTCAAACCAACGAGACAAAACTCTAGATTGATTAACCACTATTTGAAAGTTGACGAGAAGTATCAACATATTTATGCAACATGGAATCGTAATTAAAGATGAGCTATTACTATAAATTTAACTTCGTAAGTCCAGATCCAATCTACTCCACTGTCAAAGAAGAATTAAAAAGCTACTTTGACACAGGTGCTGTAGATGATTTGTTATTCCCCACCTATCTAGACAAATGTCTTAGAAAGCTGGGAAGAGCCACATACGTGATAGCTGAAACAGCTCTTGTTGTTGATAACTTTGAAGCAAGACTTCCAGATAACTTTTATGCTGTTCGTGAAGCATGGATGTGTACAGTTATTAATGGTTTTCCATATCAAACAGCTAACTCATTCTATTCTCAAGCATCTACACAAACTACTATACAAGTAAGCCCAATTACTACAGACTGCACTATTCCAAGCCCTTGTTGTGGAAATGTAGGATGTGATGGCTCTTGCATGCCTGAGTTTATGCAGACTGTCTACAAGACAAACAATGAGACAGCAATGACCTACCAAAGACAATATCTTCTAAAGCCAGGGAACATTTCTGCAAGAGGACATTGTGATGTTAACTATACAGATAACTGGGAAATGTATGGTCAAGCAGCTGTTCCATTTAGTAACTTTACACCAGGTTCATCCACTTATGATTCATTCGATATTAGAGACAACAAGTTTGTTACGAATTTCAGAAATGGCGTTGTCCATCTTATTTTCTATGCTCAAGATTACGACAGTCTTGGAAACCAGCTTATTCCTGACAATTATCGTATTAGAGAATATCTAGAGCACTTTATTAAATACAAAGTGTTTGAAATGTTGGTGAATCAAACCAATGATGAAACATTTAATCAACTTCAGCAAAAACTTGTATATTACAAAAGTCTTTCTGACGAAGCATTCATCATGGCAGACATTGAAATTAAGAAGCAGGATGTCTGGACAAAGCAGCGTAGAATAAGACAACAATTGAATAAATTTGCTATGTACGAGCTTCCTAACAGAACTAATAGATACGGTAGGAGACGTAAC